GTTCGTACCGTCAGCATTGCTATTTATCTCTAGGACAATATCGTCCAGCGCGGTATTGATGGTTGTACCCCAACTATCCTCAGAACCGCCTACCGTGGGTTTGGTTACTGTTAAAACCATCTAAATCTCCTATGCAGCTTCTGACCATGTGTCGGTTGGGTCAGTAACATCAGTCCATATATCTGTTGGCTCCGCAGCTTCCGTCCAAGTGTCGCTACTTGCCGATTGAGTTGTCCATACACTATCATCATCCGCCTGTTCTGTCCAACTGTCGGTTAGAGGTTCTTGATAATCCCAAGTAAATCGTGCTGGCAGCGTAGGGACACCAGCAGTGATGTCTACAACTGTCAGCGCATATTCTTGGAAGAATGGTAGCGTATCAACGACAGGTTGCGGCTCTAGCGCAACTGGGAAGAAGTTAGAGATAACCGCGACAGTCGCGCTGCCTACTGTAGGCGCGGCAAGTGTAATTTCGTCTGCGTCAAAGTTAGATATAATTGACGCGCTAACGTCATCAAACGTAGGTGCGCCAGACGTAATTTCGTCAGCGGCAAGTACATCTGTGAATTGCGTTGTTGCGGTGTCAACGACAGGTGTTGCGGTTATGCTGTTTGCAGAGAAATTGTAAACAACGATGACATTCGCGCTATCAACGGCAGGAGCGCCAGACGTAATCTCCGCCGCTGGGATTGTTTCATCCTCAAAAACAGGCGCAGTATCAACGACAGGTATTCCTGCCGTAATGCTATCCACGACAATAGATACTGGAAGGCCTAAGTTTACATTATCATCTGCCAGAGGCGTTTTTGAGAGTGCGTTAAAACCTAGCATTACTGTATCCCCAGAAATAATGTGTCGTCAGGCGTGTAGTAGTTCGCTGTAAGATAGTTGCCGATGATATACGCTATTCTAATTATTTCGCCGCCTGTCCAAGTGCGCGAGGGGCTTCTGCAAAGGCTACAGTATGGGACTATTGCACCACTCGTTTCTCTATACATATAATATGTATCTAAACTTTGAGACACTGTTTTCTCGCCAAGGGTCATAGGGGAACTAGGTTGCGCAATTCCATCAACTGCGCCCGTATCATTTGAACTAGTAGAGGTTGCAAGAGTGAAGCGATCAGCCGTAGCGCCATTTACTACATTTACTGTGTAAGTATAATTTGATGCAGCTTGAGAGGGTGTTATATTTACTCCAGAGCCAATTGCCCCAAAGTTATATTCAGAAGTGTGCGTAGTCCACCCTTGGCCATTATTGGATGCGCCGAACCACCACTGCTGATTTATTGATGTCCCGCTTGCGTTTAATACTTGGATACACGCGATTGGAACATCATTATAAAATGATGTAGCGCCAGTTGCCTTGTGAATTAAGTACAGCCTTCCCGTTCCGCTATAATTCTGCTGAACTTCGCTGACGCTGTAATTTGAACTCGTATCGCTTGCACTGTCATTATTTTGAAACTCTGCCACAGAGTAGAATGCATTATATAAGTCCTCGCCCGCCGCAGCACCCCCAGCAGATGCAGCCATCTGCATTCTGCGAGCCGTCATACTCATGCCATTGCATCCCCAGCTTGGAAGCCGTACCAAGTTGTCCCGCCATCATAGGTTGTGAATGCGAGTAAATCAGTTTCCGTGGACGCTGGCGCGTCAGGTGCAGTGCCGCCAGCCCAATCAACAGATGCGGGATAGGTGATAGTGTGCGTACCGCCAGCAGTCAACTTTAGTGTAAAGCTGTAAGCCGTACCGCTTGTCGGAGGGTTGCTAAAAGTGAATGTTGTGTTGCCGCTTGTTGTTAAAGCAAAGAAGTTGCCAGTTTCGCAATCAACTGTAACGGCAGTGCCAGACAGTGCGCTGTAGGTTTCATTAACGCTGTCGGCAATAAATTCACCAGTTATGCTGACATCGCCAGTATGTGTCGGCTGCACAATACCGCCGCGCGGAAACGTGACAGCCGCGTCACCGCTGCCATCTTCACCAGTTACAATAATTGCGCCGTTTTGCGTTTCAAGTTTTAGTGGCATATCGCGCCCCTATTCTGGTTTCACAGGCCAATCTTCGTCACTGAGGTGCGGCCAATTTGCATGATTAGTTATATCACGCAGCGCCTGTCGATAGCTAGTCATTGCCGCATTCATAGTTACGTCAGTTAGCGCAAAGTAATCTGTTTCAGCCAGCAATTCGTTTCTTTTAAATCTGTTTTTGTCAGCCACACGCTGATCGTACTGATCTATTTCATCTTGCGATTTATTGATAACCGCCCAGCCAATTGACCAAGAACCGCCAGAAAGACTTGGTGATTGACGCTCAATTTTTTGCGTCCTTAAATCATAACTTGGCGCATCTTCTTCCCCTACAGGATAAACCCCAAACTCTGGCAATCCAGCCTCTGAGATTTTTTTTGGAAAACTTGTGTTTGGGTTATCTTTACGCAAGTCTCCAATGGTATATGGGAATTTCTGCACTTGTCCGTTTTGTGTTTTGACATAGGCCATAGTTCTGTCTCCTTACGGCGTGATTTCAAAAAATTCTTCGGTAAGAACGGCGGCTTGGTCTGTCAGCACTGCTGCGGCATCTGTCAGCACTGCGGGTGCATCAGTTAAAACTGCTGCGGCATCGGTCAATCCTGCTACTGCGAATGTAAGGACTGCATCCTCATAGACTAGACTCCCGTAAGTTCCGTCGCCAGTTCCGTCAGGGGGAAGTTTAGCCACTAAGACGTCATTACCCCCAGCGCCATCTGAGGGAGTGTAAGCAGTAACAATAATATTGTCTGAAGAGTCTATAGCTACTCCTTGACCATAGTCACTGCTAGCTCCACCTAGAGTTTTGTCCCACAAAAGTGTGCCAGATGAACTGCATTTAGCCACTAAGACATCCTGACCCCCAGCGCCATCTGAGGGAGTGACACCAACAACAATAATATTGTCTGAAGAGTCTATAGCTACTCCATAGCCACTTTCTTGCCCAGTTCCACCTAGAGTCCTCTGCCATAAAAGTGTGCCAGATGAATTGTATTTAACCACTAAGACGTCATTACCCCCAGCACCATCTGAGGCAGTGTAACCAACAACAATAATATTTTCTGAAGAGTCTATAGCTACTCCTCGACCATAGTCACTGCTACCTCCACCTAGAGTTTTGTCCCATTGAAGTGTACCAGAAGAATTGTATTTAGCCACTAAGACGTCATTACCCCCAGCGCCATCTGAGCCAGTGTGACCAACAACAATAATATTGTCTGAAGAGTCTATAGCTACTCCATAGCCAATGTCATTATTTGCCCCACCTAGAGTTCTGTCCCATTGAAGTGTACCAGAAGAATTGTATTTAGCCACTAAGACGTCAAAGTTTCCAGCACCATCTGAGCCAGTGTAACCAACAACAATAATATTGTCTGAAGAGTCTATAGCTACTACAAAGCCAAGGTCATTCGAAGCTCCACCTAGAGTTCTGTCCCACAAAAGTGTGCCAGATGAATTGTATTTAACCACTAAGACGTCAAGTTCTCCAGCACCATCTGATTGAGTGTAACCAGTAACAATAATATTGTCTGAAGAGTCTATAGCTACTCCATAACCATAGTCAGCGTTAGCTCCACCTAGAGTTTTGTCCCATAAAAGTGTGCCAGATGAATCGTATTTAGCCACTAAGGCGTCATCAGTCCCAGCACCATCTGAGTTAGTGTAACCAGTAACAATAATATTGTCTGAAGAGTCTATAGCTACTCCCCTGCCAACGTCAACTGAAGTTCCACCTAACAGGTTTATCCAATAGCTATCAACACCACCTGCACCAGCAGCAGCTTCAAGAAGTTTTTTCTTAGTCGCCATAACCTACCCCAATGCCTGACCAGCCGTGAAGCCATACCAAGTTGTGCCGCCATCACGGGTGTAAAACACAAACAAATCTTTCGCAGATGCCGTTGCAGTTAGCGTAGGCGCGGTTGCGCTGGGCCAATCAACAGATGTGGGCCAAGTTACCGTGTAGCCTGACGCAGACGCATCCTGAATTATCTCAATGCTAAACGTATATGCAGTGCCAGAGGCTGGTGGGTTGCTAAACGTGAAAGTTGTATTTTCAGTCAGCGTGTGGCTAAACGAGTTTGCGTTTTCGCAGTCAACAGTAGTTGCGTTTGATGTAGACGTAACGGCCTCGTAACGCTCGTTGTAGCTATCAACAACTAACTCGCCAGCGTGATCTTGCCCCACGATTGGGCTGCGCGGAACTGTAATATCAACATTGCCCACGCCATCCTCTGGCGTAAGCGTTACTGAGCCATTTGTTGAGTTAATTTTAAGGGGCATTTCCTATCTCCTAAAATGGCCTTTTCTCAGTGTAATTGTTTATCACAAGCTGCGCGTCTGTCGGGATCGTCAAAGTAACGCCATCCGCAATGGTAAAGCCCTTACCCGTGTCAAACTCAACCCCGCTATCCAGTGTGCGATCTGCATCTAATGTACTTGTGACGTAGCCATACACTTCCTCAACGCCAGCAGTAATAAACAACTCTGCGGTGCCAGATAAGTTCAACAGCGACCCTGTAGAACTTTCCATTAGCGTGCGCGTCAGGGTTGTCCCAGTTGAACTATATAAGCCGTAGCCAATCTCCCAATCGTCACCATCCTCAATCGTGTAGCGCACAGTATCTCCATCAGCTACACCGCCATCCGCGAACGTCTGATAGCCTGTAGAGGCTGCGCCAAGCGTTACAGTGCCTGTGCCTGTGGTTGCCGTAGCGACCTTAACTCTATTGGCTAGTACGACCATGCTGCACCTTATGCTGGATCAGGGATTTCTACGTCAAACGTAGCAACTGTGAATGTATTGCCAGACACAACCGCCTGCGATGTTGTCAGCGAACCTGTGCAAAGCAGGCGTGTCGCAGATACGTCTGTGATCGCGTAATGCGTTGCTGTGCCTGAACCTGTCACTGAGCCATCTGTGATTGCTGCGCAGGCTGTTTTGCGGCCTGACGTGTCACCGTCCTCTGGCGCACCAAACGATACTGAGGTGCTATTGCCTAGCGTATAGGTGCTTGTCGCCTCTGTGTATGTCGTAGGCTCCTGTGAGCAAATGTCTATGCGATCTGCCTCTAAGTCCAGCTTGGACAGTGCGGCGTCTAGCACATAATCTGAAATTGTTGCCATGTCTTTCTCCTAGAATGTGTTGACCTGCATCCGCAAGCCTGAGCCGCCAAACTTGGCTTTTTCGTTGTTACTATTGATACCATCAATCGCACTTTGGTACAACGATGCCCAAACTGTCGTGCGCTGATCGTCAACCAAGTAAGGCGCAGAATGCATCAAAGCACCATACAAATACGCATCTGGAAAGTATTGCAAAATCCAGTTTGAGGTATTGCTATCGTCCAATGGTGTGGTGCGTGCGTAGTAATATAGCTCACCTGTGTAGGCGCTGTCTGGCGTAGGCCAAACTTCAAGCTGACCCGCAATCACAGAATAATACTTTGGCCTACCTGTCGTGTCCGCGCCACCTCTACGATAAGACTGCAGCGCTAATGGCGTGACTAGCTCAATGGGGCGCTCATCTACATCTAGGTGAAAGCGCACAGCCTCCATAAAACCACTGGGCAACTGAGTATATCTTGCGTCGATTGCCGCTGTGCTGCGCTGCTCCATACGCCAGTGGCGCACTTTGCGATCCATGTCAGCCTCTGCAAGACTGATGAAATCAGGAATAACACTCGTAAGATCATCGCGGTTCAGCCAGTTGGCGATTGCTGTCTTTAGTTCTGCGTAGGTTGTAATAGCCATTACCACTTAACCTTATCTGCCCAATATGCGGCGCTCATCTTGCCCTTGGCAATGTTTTTAGCATGCCTTG